ACGGCCTCGCCCTTGCGCTGGCGGTCAAGTTCGTCGGCTACCTGCTTTCGACCGGCGTTGTAGTGCGCCGTCAGGGTCTGGGCGATCTGCTTGGTGAGCGCGTCGACCATCGGCGGCCGGGAGGCGACGAAGGACGCCACGCGTCCTTTATCCGCCGCGGCGCGCGCTCGCTTTGCAAGCTCCGTCGCCTGAGCTTCGCGGGTGGTTGCAGTGGCCGCCTTGATGGCGTCCTTCTGGCCCGCCATGGTGGCGCTGATTTCGTCGAGGTCGCAGAACGACTCGAGGCGCGCGAGCTTGGCGGTCGGCGCCTGGCGGAACTCAGCCAGCTTGCGACCCAGCTTCTCGCCGCACTTCTCACAGACCGTGGCGTCCGCGTCGTTCTTGGCGCCGCAGGCGATACAGGTCTTGGTCTCGGCTAGCTCTGCCGCCTTGGCGATCACCGGCGGTCGCTGGCCCGGCAGCATCGGCGCCGCGATCGGCGAGGCGGGCTTGGAGATGTCGGCCTTCGTCTCGGGCGACACGCCCTGAACCGCGGCGGCTGTCTGCTGCGCCACCGTCTGCCCCGGCCCCGGCTGCGGCAGCGGCGGGGGCACGCTCGGTAGGTTGTTGGTCGCGTTCAGCGCCGCGTCCTGCTTAGCCTTCATCTGCTCGAGGTATGCGTCCTGAGAATCAACGGCGTCGGGGTCAAGCTCGGGTAGTTGCAGCAGGTGGCGAATCTCTTCGATGGTGATCGGGTCGTCGAACGTGATGCCGGCCTGCGTCAGGTTGTGGAGGCCCTGGCCGAAGACCAGCGGGTCGACCTTGCCGAGGCGCCCGAACTGCAAGCGCGGCATGAGGTCGGTGTCCTCGCCGTAGTTGTAGCTCACGAACTGGTAGATCAGGCCGTCCTTCTGGTTGAAGACGTCCTCGATCTGGTTGGCTTCCGACTCGCAGGACTCCTCTAGCATGTCGCCCATCGTCATCCCCAAGGCTCTCGATCCCGTGGCGGTCTTGCCGAGGTCGAGCACCTGAGCGAGCAGCACGTTGCTCATCTGCGTGTCGTAGTATTCGATTGCCCGGACGATGTCGGCGGGCCGCGCCTGGGAAGGCACAAGCTCGAACTCGACGTCTGGAGGCAGGCGCAGTCCCATCGTCTCGCCCATGCGCCACTTCGACATGATCTCGTCGATCTTGGCTTGCAGCTTTTTGCTGGCCGCGACCGAGGCGCCCTCCTTGAAGACCGGCACGCCGCCCATGCGCTCGAGCAGGATGAGCAGCAGGACCTCGAGGCGTTCCTTGTTGTACCAGGGCTTGTGCATCGGTCGCAGGACGGAGCGCCCGCGCCAGTTCTCGCCCTCGCGCTGGTTGACGAACCACATCAGCTTCTCGCCGGGGATCGTCAGCCAGTGGCCGAAGACGCTCTGCTCGACGCGGTCGACGCGGCCATTTGCCCCCCACACCCACCAGATGGTGCCCGGCGGACGGTAGGCGAGACGATCGATGCCGACCTTGCCGTCGTCGGTGTTCCAGATGATCTCGAAGGGGACGAAGCCGTAGTCGCGATAGCGCAGGATCTCGGCGAGGGTCGAGCGCCAGGAGTACGCCATCTTGTTGAACAGGGCGTCCTCTACGGCGTCGCGGACCTCGTTGCACTTGGGGTTCTTGGGGTCGGCCGAGACGATCGACACGTCGGCTTTCAGGAGAGGGAGGTCGGTGGCGTAGCGCAGGCCGGCAACCTTCGGGTCGGAGAGCCGCATCCTGTCATAGATCGGATAGGCGCGCATTCCCTGAAGGTCGTGGAGATACTCGAGGTCGCGGATACGGCGGGCGGTGCCGGGCGAAACGTACCCCCAGTATCCCATGCCGGTGTCGCCCATCTCCTGCGTGTTGGCGGTGGCGGGTACCTCGGCTAGGCCGAAGGGATGCGCTAGACGGTCAAGGAAGCTCACGGCTCCTCCAGGTCGTCGGGTAGGATCGTGCCCACGCTGAAGTCGCCGACGAGGGTCTCAGACGGCAACACGGTTTCTAGGGGGATGGTCAGGCAGCGATCGCCCAGCTCGAAGTCCGGCGCGGTGTAGGCGCGCGCCGGCTCATCGGGCAGGAACTCGGTCTCGAGCGACGCGTCGAAGAAGTCTGGCAGCATGCCGCCGTACTGGTCGAGGTCGCTCATGGTTGCGCCGGGGAGGCGCTGGTAGTAAGATGCAACGTGCGAGGTCTCCTTCGCGCTAGTCGGGGATCCCGTGCTGTACCGTCAAACGGCCCAGCGGTCCCGTCGGCCGCTGGGCCTTACACTTCTTCCACTAAAGGCGCAGATGTGTTGCAGGGTCTGGGCCAGTACCACCCGCCGGAGCCCTGAAAACGCGCCACAGGGCCTTACGTGTGCCCCCACGGCAGTGTGCGATTCTACTGCGACAGTTTGCTGAGACCAAAACAACGCAGCTATCCCGCACACGGTGGAATCGGGCGATCTCTGGAATGAGCGCCGGCCCCCACCTGCCAACGCATACACGGGCTCCCATTCGGACGAGCAATCAGCCAACGACACGATCGCAACCGCATCGCCCCCGTGTTCCCACTTGTCGGAGCGGTCTCCCCCGCACGTAGGCGGGTTACTGCCTCGTCAGGCTATGACCGTGCGCTCTCCGACATCTGCGGTACTAATCGGGAATTGAACTTCCGATCTGCACCCCTACCATTCTCGGCCCCACATCCCCTGGGAAGGCCCCGGCTGCGCCTCCATCGGCTCCCAATCCTCGGGCGCCGCCGGACGCATGTTCACTGCCCAATATCGCAGCGCGTCGAGCACGTGCTGGTACTGGCTCGACTCCGCCTGGTCGTAGAGGTCGGGCTTGTGCGGGTCGGGCGTCACCGTAGTGATGGCCTCTAGTGTCCAGGGGCACTTCTTGCTGATCAGCAGCGGCAGGTCGGGGTCGGCGATCAGATCGAACAACTTCACGCAGCCGTCGCGGATTCCCGAGGGTTGGCCGACAGGATTGAGGCCGGCGCGCTGGAAGACCTCGAACTGCGACTCGCCGGTCTGCGCTTCGGCTGCACGGCCGGCTGGGTCGCAGTAGGTGATCGTGGGCGCCGTGAGCAGGCCAAGCCCGCGGTCAATGCTCTGGATGTGCTCGACGAGCTCCTGGGTCGTCATGGCGGCGCTCGCGGCGCGCGCGGCTGGCGCGAACTCAGCGACGACGATCGGCTGGCCGGCGGGCGATGTCTGCACCCACAGACAGGCCGGGTGGCGACGGCCGAAGTCGACCGCGCGGCAGGTCGACCAGCTCGGCGTCGCGCCCTGCTCTGTCTCGTTGCGGTCTGACCAGCGCTCGAAGTACACCCCGGCCGGCGCCGCGAAGGCGTCGCGCGGCGAGGACGCGTGCTCGCGGTTGGCCAGGCGCGGCTCGGGCGACTCAGTAACGTTGAGGCGGTACCAGTCGGCGTCGCGGCCCGGGTGAGACGACCACGGGTAGAAGATCGTCGTCCAGCGACCCTTGCCCTGCTCGGAGTCGCTCCATATCCGGTGCGCATGGTCGCCCGGACCGTTGCCGGTCGTCACGGCGTAGAGCCGCTGCGAGGCCGAGTCCAGCGATGTGAGCATGTCTTCGGGCCACTCCCAGAAGGCGAACTCGTCGGCCAGCGAGGAGTACGCCGCCTTGCCGCGGCCGTACCTCTTGGTCGCCTTGCCGGCCTCGTAGCGCGATCCGTTGGCGAAGGCGATCTGCTCGGTGTTGTCGACGAGCTTCGCGGGGCGCCACTCCTCGGGGATCGAGCCGTGCAGGATGCGCAGGCGGTGCAGGGCGTCGACGGCGTCCGCGCCACTCTGCGAGGCTACCAGGAACAGGCGGTTGCCCCAGAATGTTCCCTGGTAGAGCATGTGCGCCAGGACCGTCCAGGTTATGCCGAGCTGGCGGGCCTTGAGCGCGAATACTCGGTCGAGCGACGCCAGCCGTGCCACGAACTCGATCTGGAATGGCCACAGCGCGAAGGGGATCAGTCCTCCGGAAACCTTGTCCTCGATACGCAGCGCGTCGATGAACGCGATCTCGTCGGGCCGGTCGCGCTCGGCCTGGGCGGCGATGACCTCTCGGGCGTGCAGCAGCATCGCGGCGCGCTTGCGCTCTGTGGCGGTGCTAGTCACGGGTCACGAACGAGAATCCGACCAGCGCAATCAGCGCCAGCACGCAGATCAGGAAGGCGATCATTTCACCATGTCCACGACGACGATCAGGGCATAGCCAACCGGGTAGTTGGAGTCCATGAGCGTCTTGGCTTCGACCTTGCTCCACATCTTCATGCCGTAGTCGGTTACCTCCTGAGCCTTGGTGGGCTGACAGTGGTCGAGGAAGGCGTGCGGTCCGTAGCCGCGGATGTGGGTCGGATCGGACCAGTGATAGCCGCCGGTCGGGTCGGTTGTCTCGAGGTGGATCGTGCCGCCCGGCTTGAGCACGCGCCAGCACTCATTGAGGAAGTGCACGCCATCTTGGAGATGCTCGATGATGTGCATGGCCAGCAGCTCGTCGAACGAGCCGTCATAGAACGGCCAGTCCTCGTTCAGGTCGCACGACACGTCGGCGCTCTCAATGATGTCCACGTTGACGTAGCCATCGAGGTTCGTCTTGCCGCAGCCGATGTTCAACTTCAAGATCGGCCTCCGAATCGTATCAGCCAGACCAGCACGATGAGCGCCATGATGACGCCTATGCAGACCATGGCGACGGAGAGGATGTCGAGCGCGACCCTCATGGCCGGCGCACGGCGCTGTAGATGATCCACAGCCAGATCGCCAGGCAGACGAACATGACCGTCTCGAAGAACGCGATCATGCCGGCCCTCGCTGTCCGCTGCGCACGACCGTCAGCTTCGACGCCGCCTTGGCGTTGCGCGCGTCCCGCTCGTGGCGCTCGTGGCATCCTTTGCAGCAGGGCACCTTGTAGGGCACGGGTTCGATGCCGTTTGAGGTCATCGCCAGCGCGGGGATCTCCGTGACGTAGCCGATGCCGTACATCGCGCTGTGGCAGTAGTGGCAGTGCGTGTGCGGCGGGCCGGAGATGAGCTCGGTGGGCTCGCGCCCGTCCTGGGTCGGATCGCTCATCTGGACGCTCGGCGGATGGATGCGAGGCGGTATTGCTCCCCGAGCGCAGCGATGGCCCTGTCTGCGAGCAGTACGGCGTTGATCATCTCGCATCCATCGATCGTGTCTCCGGCGGAGCAGCCACGCCAGTTGTCGCGCCATGCGTGCCAGTAACGCAGGTCCGCGGGCTGTGACCCTAGGTACCCTCGGTAGGGCAGAGAGCTGGGCTCGTCTGGCCCGTAGAGCGCCTCAACCACCGCAACTCTACTACGTTCATATGACATGAGCGCCCTCTCGATCATCTTACGAACGTCGTCGAATGTTGGACACTCCTGAGCGCTCATTCCTCGCCTCTCTTGGTTTCCTCGATAAACGCTACAAACTGGCGCGCGGCGTCCACGATCTCGCTCGCAGTGCCAAACTTGTTGCGGACCAGAAAAGCCAAGGCGCGCTCGCGCAAAGATGCGTCTTCTCCCGCCAGTGCATGATCTATGATCTTGTGCACCTCTTCGAATGTTGGATGACCCTGGTCGCTCATGCCTCGCCTCTCTCGTTGCGCTCGTTCATGGCCTGGTACGCATACGCCGCGCCACGTGCCGCCAGGTGTGCGGTCCAGGCGCCCGGCGACGATCCGTTGGTGGCGTCGAGGTCGCCGTGGCAGCGCATGCAGCACGGCACCCACTTGTCTGAGTCCCAGAAGTCCTTGCGCCCGCCCATGCCGCGGTGGTGCGGGAAGTGTGCCGGCACCGACTGGCCCTCGATGCCGCAGACGCAGCAGGGCAAGGTGGCGGCTAGGTGCGAGGCTTGCTGGTGCGTCATGACTTCAGCTCGAACGACTGGAACAGCAGCATGCCCACGATGGTGATCTGGTGGTGCTCAAGCTCGAGGTTGGCGATCGTGTTGGCGGCTTCCAGCATCTCGTGCCCCAGTGTCTCGAGCGCGGCCTCCTCGCAGAGCCGCGGGCTGATGTGAATGGAGTGCGTCTGGTAGTCGCAGTAGCCCTCGCACGATTCGGTCAGCGGGTCTTCTTCAACTACCACGTCAAACCAGTGGCCGAAGATCGGAACGCGCGCCGGCAGGTTCACTCTGTGCCCTCCTCGATGATCTTCTGTAGCTCTTCCTCTATCTCGTCTCCGCTCAACAGCTTAGCGATTTGCTCGCGCACCGTCAAGTGCTCGACGCGCTGTACGTCGCGCCACTTCGCCGGGCGCCGGTTCTTGAGCCAGAAGATCTGAGCGGTGACGTTGCCGCCGATCGCCGATCCGAACAGCGAGTCCTCAACCCGGGCGTCGGCGAGGTCGCGGCCGTCGTTGAGAGAATCAGACAGGTCGGCGTGCTCAACACACCAGCGGCCCAGGGTACTGGCGCTCACGTGCAGCTCGTCGGCGATCTGTGACGCGGTCAAGCCGCCGCGCGCCATCCACTTCACCAAGACGGGGAAGAAGTCGCGATACTTGCTGTGGGCTGGCATTTTAAGGTCACCTACTTCGCGGTGTTAGGCTGGCCCGCTTGCGGGCAATCCAGGCGTCCAGCCCTTCTTCTGCCTCGTCGAATGTCTCGTCCTCGCTCGGACCACGAATCACGACGTGGGTGCGCCGATAGTCGGGGTCGCCACTG